AATCAGGAGTTTTAATACCCATAATCTCATTCTTTTGTGCTGGAGCAATCCACCAAGCAGTATTTAACCAAGCAACTTGCTCTGTTTTATTAGCCTCTAATTCTTGATAGACTTTCATATCATATCCTACATACAATCCACTATTTCTATAACCCCAGTCAGTATGCAATTTTCTATTTAAGTTCTCAGTCAAAGCATCCAACAAAGGAATAGCACATCTTAAAGTTAAAGCCTTCTCTCCCTCTAATTGATTGTTGTAAGTCTTGTTATCAGCATCGTTTAATAGTTGTGATGGTACTCCGTAAATATTACAAAGTGCCTTCATATCCCATTTCTCTGATTCAATGATATTAAGTTCAACAGGGCTTAAACCTATTTGTTTCCAGTCTACCTTATAACCTGAAACTGCAATAGAGTTAAAATTAGCTGCTCCACCTTTCTCGCTAACTGCTCTCTTAAGTGCTTGTGCTTGTGCTTGTCCACTTGTAGGGTCAAACCTTTCATCGTTCATAAATAAAACTCCTGCTGGTCCACCATTTTGGAATGATGCAACGGCAGCAGTCTTAGCTTCATTACTTCTAGTTAAAGTTCTTGCTGCTGCAAGTAAAGGACTTTGTCCGTATAATTGACCACCTGTAACTGTCCATTCAGGATTGAAGTATTTGTCGTGTAAGATTTCTTTTGGGTCAAAGGACCACATTGCTCCATAGTATAATTGATATCCAACTCTGGTTGGTGGGAACATTTCGATATTTGCAATAATAGCCATATACTGAGCAGGTAAAGCAAATAATTCAAAGGGCTTACCTTGATTGTTTCCTGTTTCAATAAGTTTTCCATATATAAATGAATTACCAGTTATTAACTTAAATCCACACCATTGCTCAACTAAATCTGCCCAAGTATCTTCTCCGTTAGGATATTTTAATAGGTCGTTTAATCTTTGGTCTCCTGTATATATCTCAAATGCTTTCTTATGTAAATCGTTTACCTCTTGCCAGTTAGTAATCTTATCTGGTTGTTTCATCAATGACTTATATCTTTTTGCAGATACTTCATCTTTAACTTTATAAACGTGGAATGGAGCAAGTTTTGCTTTATCAGTAATTAATTTTACAATTGAGTAAACAATATCGTTAGCTATATATCCATCTCTTACGAATGCTCTTGAATCACCACCTTGCCAAGTAACGATTCCACGTTGAATAGCCACACTTGTATCAAAAGGAATATTAGGTAATAGAGTGTTTATCTTCTTTTTAGTTAAGAAGTCGAAAAATGCCATATTATTAGAATTTAAACAAAGTTATGATTTTTACATCAAAATACACTTACTTGAAATCTTGGCGAATATTCAAAGAACATTCTCATAGCTAAACAATCACTAAAATCAGGAGAACGACCTATTGCTGCTTTAACTTTATCTTTAGGAATTACTCCTTTTTTCATATCGTTATCTACTGACTTTTGTTTGACTTGTTCTAGTTCCTGAATGATAGTTTGTTTTTGTTTGCCATCTGCCTGAATGTAAAGTTCTGCTTTGTTAACCATATCTGCTAATTTAAAATAGCATTGAGACTTTAAGTTATCAAAGTTTTCCTTTTGTCTTGTTACAGGGTTTACTAATGGAGAACTATTATTGACAAATCCTTTACACCTAAGAATATCTACAACTCCACCTCCTACTCCATCCTCATCGCAAACTATGTTAGATGTAGGTACTTTGTGTTCGGTTGCAAAGTTCTTTATAAGTTCAGCGACCTCAACAACTGATTTACCATTGAATTGATAAAACCTAACACGAAAGCCACTCCATATACCAATAACAGTACTATCATTGCCAAAACGTGCCACATCACAAGTAATAAAAGAATCACCAACAGGAACAAACGTATTGGTAAAAGAGTCAAGTATTTTATCATAGTCTATAAGTTGTGCAGGGTCATCTAAGTATTCCCAATTACCAAATAAAAGCCTCTCTTTTGATACACTATCCAAAGTTAATAAGTTCTCTTTGTAGTGCTTAGAGATAAAAGGATTGTCATCTATCAAAGAAGTTATAAATCTTTTGTTCTTAGATATTGTGCCATCTTGCTCTGGCTTATAGAACTCCGAGTAAGTCCAGTTCTTTGCTGGGTTGCAAGTGTAAAGAATCTTAGGCACTAAATCGTTTTGGTCTAGTTGGAATCTTATCCTTGATTTGATAATGTTTCTAGCCTTATCATCTACTTGATTTGCCTCATCTATAAATGCATCGGTAATCTCTAATGAACCTAATTCATCAAAGTTAGGGTCGGAAGGGTAGGAGTAAAGGTCTTTGAGTAGGATAATAGAACCATTAGGAAATTCTATTTGGCTTGTTTGTCCGTTAAACTTATAATGCTTGTTGGCTTCTAATCCTTGCATTTTAGCTATCTGAAAGAAGGATACTAAGGTAGTTTCTTTTAGGGTTTTTAATACGGCTCTCCCAATTAGTCCTCTTGTATTGGGATATTTTAATCGCATCTTTAATTGCCAGTAGCAACCTAACGCAGTCTTACCACCTCCTGCTCCTCCTCCAAATAGAATCTCATTTGTTGTTTTATCTTCTAATAGGTCTAAGGCAGTTGTTTGTTTTATGGATAATTCCATTATAGGCTTCCTGTTTTTTCAACGTAAGTTTTTTTCTCCTCCCAATTTATTTGCAGTCCTCCTGATAGTTCTATCTCGTTGGTTTGCTTGGCTCTGCCTTCTAGTCTATCAAGAATCTCTTGATAAGCCTTTAAATCTCCTTTGAATGCCTTTTGTAGTACCATCATATCTAATTGCTCTGCCACAGTAAACTCTTCTTTCTCTCCTGTAATAGGATTAGTTTTTACTTGGACCAGTTCTAATAATCTTAGCAATCTAGTCTTTGAGTTTGGTATTCCCTTTGGTCTGCCATTTGGGTTTGCGACCTCTCCTTTCTTAAATGGGGTTAAATTTTGTTCGTTAGCCATAATCTCACTATTGTTTCACTATTATTGCAAAGTTACTCCGTTCTTTTTGATTTCCAAATCAGGGTCTAGTTTACGCATCCTATCTATAATTACTTGGCAATATTTAGGCTCTAATTCCATTGTAAAATTCTTTCTCTTTAAGTTATGACAAGCAGCCATTGTACTACCACTACCACCGAATAAATCTAAAACTGACCCTGATTCAGTTGCATATTTAATACCAAATTCTACAACTTGAATAGGTTTTTGTGTAGGATGAACTGACTTGCCAATGTTTGCTCTATTAACTGTAACACATCTTAAAGGTTTATCTAAATTAGTCCAAGCAAGTTCTCCATCACTCATAGTTAAACCATCTTGTCCTTTACTCCAATAAATCCAACCTCTACTTGCAGGGAGTATATCAGCAAAGTAATTACCACCAAAAATAACAGTAGGAACATTTAAAGCTAAAATATTTTGAAATATATCTTCCGAAGGTCTTGTATTATCCCAACCCATAAACTCGTGATTCTTTCTATTATGTTTTGGATTTGATGCTTTTGATTCTTTTTGTCCATCAATACCTATTCCATAAGGAGGGTCAGTAAATATCATTCCTATTGGCTCATTATTTATAAGTTCTTCTATTTTAGCTAAATCATTACTATCCCCACAAAGCAATCTATGTTCGCCTATTTCAAATAAATCTCCTAAGACTATATCCGTTTCAATACCTCCCTCTGGAGCTGCAAAGTTATCTTCTTGTGCCTCTAGTACCTCTGCATCAAAGTTTGGTATATCTAAACCCCATTCGGTTAGTTCTAAGGCATCCCAATTATTTGCGAGGTCATCCCAGTCCCATTCGCCATAGCCTACATTATCTTTTACAATAAACTCTTTTTTTTTCTCCTCGCTTAGATTGTTTGCGTGTATCACAGGCACATCGGTAAGCCCAGCTTCAAGACAAGCCTTTAGCCTCATATTTCCTCCTAAGACCATGTTATGTTCATCTATTACAATAGGTCTAAGTTCTAGCATTTGTGGAAAGTCTTGAATAGACTTTACAAGTTGTTTAAACTTATTATCCTTAATTAATCTAGGATTATTAGGATTTGATTTAATTTCGGTTATTAGCATCTGCCTTGTCTGTTATAAGGTTTAGTAGGTTTGTCTTTAGGACCAGAGTTCTTTTTAGCCTTTCCTTTTTTTCTAGCACCAAAGGAGACCTTGCCATTAGGATTTAGTTTCGCCATACTTTTCGTTTATTTCGTTTAATTCTGTTCTTGTCCATTTCTTAATTAGTCTAGACTGACTTTCTAAGTGTAAAACCATTCTTTCGCCTATCTTATCTATTAGGTTTTTTCGGTAGCCTATAAGATGGAATTGGTCAAACCCATTACAAGCCTTGCACTCTCCGTTTACATTATACTCATCAAATCTTAAAGCTGAACTATTCTTGACAGGCACATAATGACCTGCATCCATTTGGGAGGTATCTTTAGTAGAGCCACACGATATGCAAGTAAAGTAACCATTTTGACTATCTCTTTGTCGTATATAACGATTAAAAATTGTTTGTGTCTTTCCTGTAAGTTTTGGAATGGTTTGTAATGCCATAGCACAAAATTAGGGATTAACTTGTACACGAACAATTAAAAGCTGGGTTTAAATCCGAAAGGTCTTGTCCTTTGAATAAATCGTTTTGAGCATAATTTAGCATTTGTTTGTAGGTTGTATCTTGAAAATATGTATGCCCATTACCTTTTAATTTGCTTAACTCTTCATCTTCTATCCATTCATTTGCTAGTTCTGGGTATGACCTCAAAATATTAATTATTGCATTTTTGCCTTTAAGAAAACATAAAGTACAATTTCCAAGAATTGCTGGTATTTCTAAGGTATAAGGTTTTTTACTCCAATAGTCATTTACTTGTGCCTTATCTATTCCAGCTTCATATAAAGGGAATCTTGGGTGTATATATGCTTGTCGTTTCTCATATCCTTTTACTCTGCGTTCCTCATCTGCCCTAAATCCTACAAGCCATTCATAGTTTTGTTTACCATAGTTTGCTCTAAGCCACCTTTTAGCAGTCTTAATTTTAAGTTCAATAGTGCATTCTCTTTTAACTCTATTAGGGATTAGTTTCCATTTTTTATGTTCTAACATTCCCCTAAAACCACCTTCGTAACTAATTCTAATAATTGGAATATTCTCGTGTGCCTCAAAGTCATTAATAAACTTATATGTCTTTGGATGCTCTCTTTTAGTATCAGCAAATATTACTAAATCTCCTTCACGATAATTTAGAATTGTCATCAAAGCACTTGTTTTCCCTCCACTAAAGTTTATTACTCTTATCATTTTACTTTTTTATACGGAACGCTATTTGTCTATTTTGGTACTCAAATCTTTTTTTCTTGACTGGGTTTAGGCTTTCTTTTATTTGGTACTCATTTACTCCTGTTACTCTTTTTGCGTAGGCTACTGACTTAAACTCTATTTCCTCTTTTGTATCTATAAATATCAATCTTATAGGCATTGCGTTCTCGTGTCCTTTTATCTTACTCATATAGTTCTTTAAGTTCAACATAAATCATAATAGTACAATAAACACATAGGAATACTGGTACTGATATAAAAAAGAATTTAATCATTGCTAAAGTTTCTTTCATTTGTCTTTATTTAATGGTGCGTTAATCATTTCGTAAATTATCCAAATCCAAAGGATAATAAATACTATTATAGTTTCTATCATAATTCGTTGTCGTAATAAAGTTTAAGGGAATATTTTTTGCATTGTTGCCTCATAGTTTCCTCATCTACTAACATATCCTCTGGCTTCTTAGCCTGTGCCAAATGATAGGCTTTTACTTTAGATTTTATGTACTCAGCTTTATCAGGGGTTATCTTTAGGAGTTTTCGTTTCCATAGATAGTCAAAGCATTGATAGTTTAGGAATCGCCAGTCCTTTTTAGATGTTTTCCAATACTCGGCTTCCTCTCTCATTACTTGTTCCTCATCTACTTGCATTTCTATTTGTTTAGGTTGTTCTAGTTCTATTTTGTTTCTTACTTGTACTGCTATCTTCTTATAGGCATTCATTACCTCCCCAATTAATTTAGGGCTAAAATTTATATGATTGCCAATAGTAAACTTATCCTCTGCAAACATCTTAAATGCTACTCCGAGTTCCTTTAGTTTATATTGTCCGTAAGATTCTATTGTAAAGGAAACGCATAGATTAAATATTTGATTTGTTGGGACTTGCATACCACTCAAAGCAATACAGGTCTTTAGATGCTCTGTTACTTCTATCCTTGAGCATTTGCCAATGTGCATAGATTCCATAGCCTTATAAACCTTTAATTCATCCTTATCCAAGATTTTTAAGTCGTTCCCATTCTCTTTCTGGATAACTAAGTTTTGCGTTATTTGTATAAGTTCCTGATTCATTAGATTCGTTTTTTATTTTAAATAATCCTTTCCATCCTTTAGCCATAGATTGCTCTATTATTTTAATGGCAGTTTCTTCATACCCATCTGATAAATTAACCAAATCATTTAATGCTGATTGTTCCGATTGAGCAGTCTTGAACTTGAAATTAAATTGTTTATTCTTAAAATCCTTCCAAAATGTCCAATATTTTATAAAGTTTTCTGATTCAAAAGGTAGTATTACCATTTCCTTAACCTTATCCTTAACCATTACCATATCCATAACCATATCCATAGCACCTTGCAAGGGGCTTTCAAGGGGCTTAAAGTTGGCAATTTCATCTTTGTACCTTTCTAAGTTTTTAATAATTCCGATATGTGCTTTGTTATTTTCGTTCAATCCAGAAGGATATTGGAACTCTATAAAAGAAGGAATAAACCATTTAGCACCATTATCTAAAGGAATGATTTTATCTCCAAAAAGTTCAATGGCTTTTTTACCATCTAATTTTTCGCCTATCCTAATTTCAGCAACTTCTATATCAACTTGCCATATCCCTGAATGGTCGCAGTCATCACATACATATAACCAAAGTAGTTTATAAGATGCTTTTAAGTTCCTAATAAATGGCTTTTTCCACTTTTCTGTATCAGTAAATCTTTTAGCCATTGTGTTGAGTATTAAATTTTGGATGAATATTTTTAATTAATTCAATTTCATAGTTTTTATAATTATCTGTTTCCTTAAAATAGAAATAGATATAATCATATAACTTTTGCAAATGCCTTTTAACTTCGTGCTTTTCCCTTCTTTGTTGAAGATTAATACTTGAACCTACATATAAAATAGTAGGCTCAATTTGTAAATTGTTTTTCTCAAGTAGATTGTTAAATACTACTAATAAATAAACACCACAAGTTTTAGGAACTGAACTAAAATTATTCCCATAAGTATTGGGAGTTTTCCATTCATTTTCTTTAATACTAATGTTTTCATTTTTAAATAAATATAAATTCATAAAATAAAAAAGCCCCATTGAATCCCTACCAGTCGTTTTGGTAGTTCATCGCAAGGGCAATAAGTTCTTAATAGGATAAACGACATCCTGTTACAAAGATAAGCTATTTTAATGAATATTGGGCTATCTGCTTCTTATTCTCTAACTTGATAATCTTTGTTTTTATATTCATTCCTTCATTCCTTAAATCGTTTATTCGTGATGCTAATCTAAAGCATCCGAATTTATTTAAGGCATCAAGAGTAGTTAGCTTTTTACCTTTATTTAGGTAGTCTGCTATTTGTTTGTTTTGGCTCATAGTTTTTGTTTTTAGATAGTTAATTAAAACGGCAAATCATCTTCGCTTTCTTGTTGGTTTACTGGAGATGCATACTCCATTTTTGTCTCTGCTTTTGGCTTGTAATCATTAGGGTAAATTTTGTAGTCTGGTTCTTTTGATTCAGGCTTTTTGTATTGATTTACCCACATTGAGTAACGTTTGTCCTCAATAGTAAATTCAATTACTTCGCCTTTTGATGTTGTTTTTTTCCAAGCACCATAGTTTTGTTTCTTTTCCATTTTTATTTGTTTTGTTTATTAATTAAATCTTCATCAATTTGATTTTCAGTTTGCCTATCTTCTTCCAACTCATCTTCTTCTAAATCTTCCCAGTCGCAATGCTCTTGGCATTCAGGACATAAGTCATAAGATATACGGCTTTCATAACCACAACAAGTGTTTATTAACATATTAATTGTTTTTAGTTTTAAAGTAATTTATTTCTTCATTTTTAATATCCAAAGCTAGTCTCAATGTTGCGTTCAATGTTCTTAGTACAAAGTTTTCGCTTGACATAGATGTAGCTTCAATATCCTTGATTGATTTATTTAATTGACCTATCATTAAGTCAATGCTAGGAAATTCATTCATAGTTTTCGTATTGTTCAGTCCAAGTATCCATCCTTGAGAATGGCTTAGGCTGGGTTAATAATGGGGTTGATGGGTAATGTTTTGTCTTATATTCCTTTAGGTTTTGTCTTGCCTTTTTAAGTTCTTGGTAGGTTTCTTTTACCCAAAACTTATGACAGGAACTAGATTTCCATTCCCAATAAGAAACCAAGTCTCTTAATTTTATTAGTTTTTGGTCAATCATAATTTAGATTTTTTAGATGTAAATAATGCAGTTATCCCTTCATTCATTAAATCCTTATTTAAAGAATGCAGTTTAGATAATTCATTTAAGTTTTCGCACATATCAATAGCTAATGTTAAGTCCAGTATTGACTTGTGTTTCTTAATAAATACTGAGGCAGCTTTCTCTCCAGAGGCATCAGTATCTTTATCAGTTACTAAGCCAAGAGCAGCACTTAAAGCATATCTCCTGTAATAGGTAATACCACTACCAAAGGATTGATACTCGTTCATTCCCCTAAGAGTAATTTGTGGAATCGTTGCATTAGACTCAATTGCCTCCCCACTTATAGTGTGAAAGATAATTGTTTTTAATCCATCCTCAATAAGAAGCTGGGTAAATCCTAGATTGTGCTTCTTGAGTATCGGATTGATTACTTCAAGAATTGTAGGAAAGTCGGCATAGGTGTAGTTATGTCCAGTTGTTCCCTTGTGAATTACAGGGCAGTCTTGCTGAAAAGCAGATAAAGCCTTGTAAATGTTGATAAGTGAGTTTGTTTGTAAGTTAATCATACTATGGTTTTTTGGTAAATAATAATTAAAAATAAGACTATTTTGTGAATAACAAAAATTTATATTAATCTTTTTATTTCGTTTAATTCATCTTTTAAATCAGTATCGTAATGCAAGTCTAAGGTGTTTTGTATGGTCCTTAACGAGTGGATAATTGTAGTGTGGTCTCTGCCTACCATATCTGCAATTGCCTTCAATGTTAAAGTTGTGTTATTTTTTATACAATACATTGCTATAAATCTTGCTTTTACAAAATGCCTTTTACGGCTTTTGCCTTTTATGTCCTTAGGAAGTATCTTGTAATATTCTGCAATCTTATCTATAATTGTTTCAGAATACTTTATCATTTCCTTCGTTGTCAGTCTGCTCTCCTTTTGACTTGGTATTGCCCAGTAATTCATTGATTTCTAGTTTAATTTTTTTAATTTGGTTTCTAAGCATTTCATTCTCTACCTCTAAAATGTAGTTTTCTCGTAATAATTGCGATTTGGTATTGTCTATGTAACTCATATTTAAAAATGTAAAAGGTTTATTGGTAACATAAAATCTTCGGTAATCTCGTAAAGGTCCAATATCAGGAAGTGATAAGACTTTAAGATTCTCTTTTGAATTTGGTTCATCCTAGCAATCTTAATAAGATAGTCATCTTCGTACTTGTTCATTAGTTTAATAGGATTATCCCAAGTTGCTGCCCTCCATTTAATTAGGTCTGATTCAATACTAGATTGCCTTGCTTGAGCCTTCTTTAAGAGTTCTAGTAGGCAAGTTGCTCTCTGGTGTAGTTTTAGTTGTTTTCCTTGATAGATTAATGGTTGCATAGTTTAGTTTTTAGATTCGTAATATTTTTGTACGATAATTGATACTAATTTGCTTGGTGCTAAGTACATCTTTTTAGCTTCGGCATCTACTTTCTTTTTAATTGATTCTGGCAGTCGGATGCAGACTACTTCTTTTTTTTCTACTTTCATATTTTGGTTTAAATGTTTTGTAAGATTCCTGTTACAATAAAGACAAAGATTAAAATAACGATTGCCTGAAAATTCTTGTTTTGTTGGTCTGTCATAATTAGCTTTTTACGATTGATAAAATAATTTGATTGTTGGATAAGTCAATAGTTCTTATGGTTACTAAAAAGAATTTAGTTCCTTCTAATTCGTAATCTAAGAAAATGTAATCTCCAGTCTGCGGGATAAACTGCCCATTGTAAGGGTAAAAATTGTTGTTAAATGATAACAGTGTTTTCATACTAATTTGGTTTTGTTTTAACAAAGATACAAACAATTACAATACAAACAATAAATTATTTAAATTTCTTTTTATCAGTCTAAAATGAGCCGATTATCAGTCATTTACGGCTCAAAGTTGCTTTATTGGGTAACTTTTATGATTGATAAAGTTTTCTATTAGCGAACTTTTGTAACCAAATTGGGAACATTGTACAATGTTTTAGGTACAATATGTAAAATGTTGTAATGGAATTAGGGCAAATATGTTACTGATTTATATAGACTTGTAACAAAATTTGTTAATTGTTGGTAGTATTACTACGCAAGTGTTCACATTTTTAAACCTTTCACGGATTCGTGAACATTGTACAATGTGTCATTAAAGTAACATATAGGTATTGTTATGTTACTTTTAAGGGATGTTATAACATAAGGGCAAAAAAAGGGAGGCAACCCTTATATTTGCTATATAAAACATCAATTCAATATGGAAAAGTTCGTACAATTAGTAGATTTCCCTAACTATTTAATAAATAAAAATGGGGTTATAAAAAACAAAAAATTTAATAAGATTTTAATAGGTACATCTAGTTGGAAATATCCAGCAGTTAATTTATCTAGAAATCGTATAAAATATAAAAGAACAATTCATAGATTATTGGCAATTAATTTTATTCCAAATCCATTAAATAAAACGGAAGTAAATCATATAAATGGCATTACTACTGACTTTTCAATATCTAATCTTGAATGGGTTACTCCTAAAGAAAATATACATCATTCTAGACATTTAAGTAAAAATGGGTCAGTTATATCAAGACAAAAAATTGAATTTTTATTTAATAATAATAAGCATTTAAATAACATAGATTTAATAGAATTATTAAAAGATAATTGTAGGTAAAAAAAGCCCCTCAGCGTAGAAACGCAAGGGGGTAACCATTAGTATATCTGAATACAAATATAATAAAAACTCCCCAGCTTTTTACACTGAGGAGAACCTATGAACAAGAAAAAACAACCTAAATAGAACCATCTTGTAAAGGAAGGTCGATTGTATCATCAATTTTCCGATACCCTTCACTCCACAAGACTTTAGTCAAAGTTACACTTTTGCGAATTATGGTTTTTTCATCATCCTTTGGGTTTAGTAAATGTAATATCTCGTGAATCAATATCTCCATCATTTTTTTT